GCACCTCATCTTCGGTGATCGGTGATAGATCGCCAGCGGAAACCTCTCCCGGCGATCCACCGCGCCATTCCAGTTCAGCACCGGTGTCGTGCGTGCCGAACGCGACGAACTGTTGACCTCGGCCGAGGATTTCCACCTTTCCGTGCGTGCCAGATATGAACCGCTTCGATGGTTCGCCTTCCGACGCCCTGTAAAGAATCGCCCGCTTTCCACTGTTCTGCCGGAACCGAACCGGAGATTGTCCGAACAGGTCGGAAGCAATCGCTTCGATCTCGGAGGCTTTGGCATGATCGGCAATATCGATATCGATGACCCTGAAACCATCGCAAAGAATGCCGGTGTTGGTCGCCGCCGGAGATGCGGGGACGCGCGTGCAGGCCGGAGGATTGGCTCGTGCGGCGTTCTGCCAGCCAGTCCCCATTGGCTGTTTGCCGGGCGAGGAAACCTGAGAGGAGACGCCGTAGACCGGCACGGGCCTGAACCCGGCCTCCCAAAGCCGGGAGCGCAGCGCGCGAACAGAGGCAAGATCAGGGCCGTCGATCACCATGACACGCCTCGATCAGAACGGCGGATTGTCGTTGCCGATTTCCTCGCGCATCGTCGCGCCATAGGTCGCGAGAGCAGATCCGATAGCATCCTTGATCGCCAGAGACGGCGTTTCAGAAATCGCTGTGATGATCTCCGGCGTGATCGCGGAAAGCGAGTCGATATTCCGATCCCAGAGTTCGGTCAGAACAGCCTCGATCAGCGAAGGCGCGACGCTCTTCGCTGCCGCGAAAATAGCCCGGCTCTCGTATTCGTTTAGCGTCTTGTCTGTCATGGCGTAGGTCTTTCGGGCGAGAGGGGTGCAAGGCGCGCATATCCAGATAGCCTTGCGAAGGTCGCCGGATGGCGAATAGGCGAGGCTTTCGGCCTGCCTCGCGCAGATCGCGCAGATCGTTGGCTGCTGTTCACGATGTCCGGCGAGGATTGTCATGGCTTGGCCTCACGACGTTTCTCTTCCTTCCGAAGCGATGCGATGATGGTCGTATGATCCAGCCCGCCGAACATTCTGCCGATCTGGTTCAGGGTCAGCGCCGGGAATTTCTCCTTCATGTCGAAGATAAGGGCATGACGCTGGACAACGACAGCGTGTTTGCGGCTTCCTCCGATAATAGGGCCGATATCGAACCCTCGATCCGTGCACTCGCGTCGAAGCCACGATGCCGGTGAGATTGAAGAAGCCATGTGAAGGACGTCGCGATGCTTCTCGACAGCGATGCGAACGCCAGCTTCGGCAGCTTCAATCTCGCGCCTTCGTTGATCGGCCTCCATCTGCTTCCGCTTGGCGATGCGCATTGCGACAGCGATCGATGCGCGGCGACGCGCTCGTTCGGCTTCCTGCCGCCTGTTTTCTTCGTCAGCAATCCCCATGACGTTGAGGGCTCGGAACAGCCGCTTGGTCTCGCGCACGCGAGCCATGACCTCGGAGGCGGATTTCGGTTCGTTGGTGGCGATCATGACGCCATCTTGAATAGATCGCCGCCGATTTTTTCGGCCTCGGTGAGATATTTCACGGCCTGCCGGTAATAGCTTTCCTTCAGCTCGGTTCCGATGAAACGGCGCCCGATCTTGAGGCTCGCATAACCCTCCGATCCGATCCCCATGAAGGGGGAAAAAACGGTTTCGCCTGGATTTGTGTAAAGATGAACAGCGCGCTCGATGACGTCGAGCTGCAGCGGGCAAACGTGCCGCTCATCATTTGCGTCGCGAGCCATCTTCACGTTCAGTGTGTTGGTCTGGTCGACTGTCATCCAGACCGGGGATGCGAAGTCCTGCCAAGTCGTGACGGGGAAGATCGACGGATCGTGAACCACGGGATCAACCGTCTTTTCATTTGCTCCGCCGACCGGCTTTCTGAAGACGAGGCAATAATCAGGCATCCCCATCCGGCATCGCGTCGCATCCGTTCTGAATGTCTTGTAGAGGAGCCCATGCGCTTTCGTTCGCTGCATCTCTACGACCGGATCTTTCCAGATCGTGACGCGCGAATGATAGACCCATCCTGCATCCTCATGCACCTTCCTGACCAGAGCGGGGAAGTCATACAGGCCGATCACACCGTCACGGCTGGCGGTCGTCGGAATGTCAGAACAGTGGACGAACGTCACTCGACCCGGCTTTGTGGCTTTGAGAAGGCTCTTTATCATCGCCGCGTATTGAGCCGCGAACTCCTCATGGTTCGCGACGTTCCCCATGTCGCGCTCGCTCTCGGAATAGATGTAAAGCGATGAAAACGGCGGAGAATACACGCTGAAATCGACCGAATTTTCAGGCATTCCAGCCGTAAATTCGACGGTATCGACGTTATAGGCAGCGAAGCGATCACCGAATGCCTGATCGTGAACCTTCATTTCTTGTATCCTTCTCGAATTAGATGCGTCGCCAGATCGTCAAGGTCGATGGAAAATTCAGTGTCATCGCCATCCGGGCGGAATTCACATTGCGTTGCGACATGATCGAAGACTTCCCATCCCTCCGACGTGAAGAAACTGGTCAGAGATCGAACGAGGTAGGCACGCTCCTGCCATTCGCTCATTGCGTCATCCACGCCGGAAGCGTGGCCTCCTGCTGCGGGTTGTAGGAAAGAAGAACGGAGTGCTTCTGCGCGGCACGTCTCATCGCGGCACGCATCTCGTCTTTCATGCGCCCGTGATCATCAGCCTTCCGCGTCACCGTTGCGAGAATTTCAGCCTCGGTGTCAGCGATGACGGTATAGGCTTTGACCGGGGATTTTTGCCCGAAGCGCCAGAACCGCCGCACGGCCTGATAAAACGCTTCATAGCTGAACGAGAGGCCACAGAAGACGGTGGTGTGACAATGCTGCCAGTTCAGGCCGTAGCCGGCGATACTCGGCTTGGTCAGGAGGATGCTGGTTTCGCCACGCGTGAAGCTGTCAAGCAGTTCTTCCTTGCGGTCGGCGTCCATGCGGCCATGAACTTCAATTACCTCCGGAACCGCGTTGCGGACAGCTTCGGCTTCGTAGTCGGTATCGACCCAAATGCAGATCGACTCACCAGGGTGATCCGCAATAATGGATGCCGTTTCCGCAGCCCTCGCATCCTTTGTCAGTCGCTTTTCCTTGTGAATGGACGTCGCTGACGCGGACGGGATACGAAACAGGAGACCCCGCCCATCCTTCTCTTCTCCGGCGTCGATGGAACGATCCGACGCTACGATCCGGCTAATGATATCGAGATCGGGTAGAACGAAGCCGTCATCGGAAAACCCGAGATCGGATGGCGTTGAAACGCATCGCGCCCAACTCGCCACCCAATTCCAGAACGATGCGACTGCGTGCCCCTTGATGCGCCAGTTTTTCGTATTGGCGCTGTCATGGAGAAACCATCGGACCAGCATTTCATCCCGGTTCATCACGCCAAGAAAATCGGAATGCGTCCCCAGTTCGGTATGATCGTTTGGCGCTGGCGTCGCGCTGCCAGCAAGGCGGAAAGGCATTGCCCTGAAAGCCTCGATCAGCTTTCGGGTTGTCTTGCCAGTGAAACTTTTCAGGATCGAGCTCTCGTCCAGAATGACGCCGGAGAAAGCATCGGGATCGAATTTGTCGAGCCGTTCGTAATTGGTGATAACCACCTTGGGCGACGATGGCGGACCACCGAACCGCGACAAGCTGGCATCGACACCCATCGCCTCCGCTTCACGAAGGTGCTGCTGTGACACAGCGAGCGGCGCCAACATCAGAACAGGCTTGTTCGTTTCCTCGACGACGCATCGCCCCCATTCCAGCATCATCCGGGTTTTGCCGAGGCCGGTATCGTAGAACAGCGCCGATGATCCGGTTCGCAGGGCAAATTCAACCCCGTGCCGCTGATGATCGAACAGCGTCGAATTCAGCTCGGGCGTTCGCAGGATGCCGCGTTTCGGTGCCTCTATCCGCTTCGAGGCGCAAAGCGCGCGATAGGCTTCAAGATGTGCGCTCATGCCGCATTCCTTTCGTCCTCGACGTGGCGATGAATTCGGAACTTGTCATCGACGATGGTTCCATCCGCGCGCTTGCGCTCGGCAACGCGCCAATCGACCATCGCCTCGCCTTCGCGGATTTCCTCTGCCGCGCTTGCAACGCTGACTCCGTCAGCACTGGTCTGCCGCGTCATGCATTTCCACCACGCTTCAGCCTTGGCACGGGCAAAGCCGACGGGGTGATCAAGACAAACCCATTCGCGGTGGCACGAGATGCCATTCCAATATTCGACGCGAAGCGTATCCTGTTTGCCTTCGACCCTAGCGCCGTGGACATGGGCTTCGATCGCCGTGACCTTGATCCATTCGGCTTCGACCTCGCGAACCATGACCGCCGCTTCACGGTCCGGCTCGCGCTGGTGCTTGATTTCCGGTTTCGGGAATTCAAACCCGCAATCCGCGCATTCCACGGCTTGCAAGGCGTGCATCGACTGACATTGCGGACAGACCTTGGCACGCACGCTGTCGATGGTAGTTTTCTCGCTCGACTCGCCCCTGCCCCGCGCACCCCGAACCTCGATCGCATCGACCGGGCCATGCCGTCGAACGTTGCCCGCGTAGTCTAGGACGAGACAATTTGTCTTGCCTTCGGCAAGCCTGGTGCCACGCCCGAGCATCTGGATATAGAGCCCGGTCGATAGCGTCGGCCTGAGCATAGCGATTGCATCTGTCGCGGGCGCATCGAACCCGGTTGTCAGAACATTCGCATTTGTCAGCGCCCGGATACGACCGGCCTTGAAGTCCCGGATAATCGCAGCGCGCTCATTCGCAGGCGTGTCACCTGTAACGCAGGCCGACGCGATGCCCAGCGCGTGAAGCTCGTTCTGGACCTCTTGCGCGTGCTGGACGCCAGCACAGAACACCAGCCATGATCGGCGGTCACGCAAGCGGGAAACCATGTCGAGACATGCATCGCGCACGATAGGCCGGGCCGCTGCCTCAAGCGCACCGGCAACGAATTCACCGCCGCGCCGCTGCACATTGGAGACGTCGATCTCTGCCGCCCCGGCACGGGAGACCAGTGCGGAGAGATAACCATCCCGCACGCCATCGGCGATCCCATAGGTATAAACCGTGTCGTCGAACAGCCGTTCGTCGCCATCGTCGAGGCGTCCGCTGTCCATCCGGAATGGTGTCGCGGTCAGGCCGACGACGCGAAGATCCGGCTCGGCTTCCCGCATCCGCTCGATCAGCTTGCGATACATTCCGGCGCCGTCTCGCGGGATGAGATGTGCCTCATCGACGAGGATCAGGTGACGCTTGCCGAGCGAGAAAGCATCTTCGCGATG